GGGTCAAGGAGAACTGCTTGGAGTGCCTTGAGACGTTTGACTGCCCGGACTGCACCCGGGTCACCGACGCGCCCCGTGGCAAGATCCTCCGCGGGCGGGGCGGCAAGCGCAAGGCGGTTGACTGCGAGCGGTGTGAGGGCTTAGGGCAGGTCACTGAGGGCACCGGCGGCTCGGTCTACATTGACGGCGAGCGCATCACCTACAAGTCGTATGTCGGTAAGCTGCGCCACGGCATGATCACCGACGACACGAAGATCCGTATGCCGATGCAGTGCGACAACTGCTCGGCCACGGGCAGCACGCCGCGGGCCAAAATCTGCGGGCTCTTTGTGCCGCAGAACAGCGAGTACATCCTCCGCCCGGAGGATGAGGCCAAGGCGCTCGACAAGCTGCGCGAGGCCGGGATCGTCATCGTGCCCCCGGGCACCGTGTTGAAGGAGACGGTGCGCAAGTGTGGTACGCGGATGCCCGGTGGGTACTACGTTGTGACGGACCCGGAAGCCGGTGCTGACCAGAGCAAGGTGGTGATCGACACGCTGGTCAAGAACGGGCTCGTTGAGCCGGAGGGGATCGACGTGAACGGGGCCTTCGCCTCATTCGTGACGCCGATCACGGTGACACAAAAGCGGTTCAGGGGGATCAAGAAGATCAGCGTACCGACTGGCGCGGCTCGATCAACTCAGGACATTCTCGACGCCATGGCGTAGACCAGGGCGCGACGGAATATTGGGCGGCCCGGTGGTGCTTACTGCCGGGCCGTTTGCTTTTGCGCGGTCGTCCGTTAGACTTGGGGCCATGAGGATCCCCCCGTGGACAGAAAAGGAGACCGAGGAGAAGGTCAGCCACTACCTCGTGCGGACCGCCGCTGGCGACAGCGACGAGGACATCCGTGACGAGTTGAGCATCACCCGCCCAAAGCTTCAGCAGGTAAAAAAGGAAGCTACGTCGCGCGAGGTGCAGGTGCTCCGCGATCAGAAGCCCGAGGAAATGTTCGTTAGCTACCGCCGCGATCAGATGCGGCTCGTCAAGCGCCTTGAGGACATAGCCAAGACTTCCAAGGAAGGTAACCAGCCTGCACCGCAGGTGGCAGCGGTCAGGGCGATCAGCGATCTGTATGACCGGGTGATCAAGACCGGGCAGGACATGGGCGTCGTTGAGAAGGTGCCGGATCGCAGCCAGGTCGCCGGGGCCTTCATCTTCTCGGACATGAGCGACGCCGGCCTGCGAAAGTTTGTCGCCGGGATAGCCGGGCAAGCTGCCATGCTTCAGGACCGCTACGGGTCGCAGAACATCACCGAGATCGAGCCCGGGGTTACCCACTACGACCTCCCCAGCGAGGGGGCGTCCGTTAACAAGCACAATCGCACAAAGACGGCCCGGGTGATGGGCGGGAGGCGCAAGCCTGCCCCCAAGGTTGAAAAGCAGAAGGCCCTGAGATAGTAGGGAGGCTGCCACTGAACGGGTCCCCAGCCGGGCGACGCTGTTGTCGCCTGGCAGGTCTCGGGATGCCAAGCCAGGTCCGAGACTGTCAAGGGCTCATTCGCAGCATAAGAGGTGTGAACGATGGCTAGTGGAATTTCTGCACTAAGGTATGGGGCGGTCATCGGCACAGGTGCCGACATCGACGTTAGGGGCGAGGTCGGATTCAGGCCGCGATGGGTTCGCATCCTGAACATCGCCGGGCTTGCGATTGGCGAATGGGTCGATGGAATGGCGGACGCGGAAGTGCTCAAGACGATCACCGCGGGTACCATCTCGAACCCGACAACGCTTGGCATCACGCCGCTTGCCGACGGGTTCCGCATCGGCGCCGACACGGACCTGAATGTGGACGGTGAGCTGATTCGCTGGATCGTTGGCGAATAGCAATCCGGTAGGAGGCTGGCGCGTGGCTTGGTGTCTTGTTACCCCTTGCTCAAGCCACGCGCCGGCCTCCTGTTAGCTGTGGACAACTCAGCAACTCGGAGCACTGACTATGGCGTTCAACACTGAGAGGGGGCAACGTGCCCCGGCGCTTGCGCCAAACTACGTCCGGCACCGGCTCGTCAAGGGGGCTATCGACACCGGCGACATTACCAATCAGCGGCGCGGTATGAATATGGCGTCGCACTCACACGCGCACGTCCAGGTTCTTCCAAAGAACGGTGCTAACCCGGACGTCAAGATCCTCTTCTGGTCATCGGCGATTGGCAAGTTCATCGACCCGGATGTGGAGATCGCTGTCACGGGTAAAGGCGCCGACGTCCCCTACGAGTTCACCTTCGAGCCGCGCGGGCGGATCTTCTTTGTCTTCGTGACGGGTACGGTCACCGGGGACGACGAGGTTGAAATTCAGGTCGCAGGGTTCAACGTCGAGCGGGTGTAATGCAGAACGCTGAGGTCATCCCCCTGCTACCGGGTGGGACTGGCGCGCTGGACAAGGCGAACCGCGAACGCCTGATCAACTACGCTACCTCCTATCAGGAGGCGCAGAACGAATGGCTGCGCCGAGAAATCCTTGAGCACGACCGCATCGACATCCTAGCGCGGGAGGTGCTGGGGTACGAGGTGCAGCCCTATCACGCGGGGATGCTCCGCTTCCAATTCTTGCATCCCGACAATCAGCAATGGTCTTTCCGCGGCGCCGGCAAGACCTCGATGCTGACGATCACGAAGTGCATCCATCTGCTGTGCAAGTGCCGCGACATGCGGATACTGATCGCCAGCAAGACGGTCGGCAATAGCGAAGGGTTCCTGAAAGAGATCAAGGCGCACCTTGAGGGGAACACGCGGCTCGCTGAGCTGTTCGGGCCGTTCTACGATCCGCACCGCGTCGGCAAGTGGGACAACAGAGAAATTGAAGTCGTCGGCAGGCGCACCAAAGCCAAGGAAGCCAGCATCACTTGCGTTGGTGTCGAGGGCACCGTCGTCTCCAAGCATTACGACGTGATAATCTCTGACGACCTTATCGACGAGGATAGCTCGCGAACCAAGCACATGCGCGACCGCGTTCGGACTTGGTACTACCAGACGCTCCAGCCGTGCCTCGAACCGCCGGGCAACAGAGTCCCGCACCAAGGCGAGCACCATCGCCACGGGACCCGCTACCACTACGACGATCTATACGGCCACCTGCAAGCCAACGAGCTGAAGGAGCACACCAACATCGTCAAGGCGCTGTCGGAGGATGAAAAAAGCCCTTGGCCGGAGTACTACCCGCCGGAGCATTTCATAAAGATCCGCACCGCGTCGGGATCGATCATCTTCAATGCTCAGTACCAGTGTCACTCTGAGGATACCGAGTTCCTCACACGTGATGGGTGGCGCCTTTGGGGAGATGTCCTCGAATTTGACAAGATCGCGACGTTCGACGGGACCGGGCGTCTCGAATACCAGACGCCGACAGGTCGGACTTGCCTCTCCTATTCGGGTGGGCTTTTGCGCATTCGGTCGAATACCCTCAACGCACTCGTGACACCAAATCACCAGATGGTTGTGCGGTCGGCTGACTATCCTGCGGCTGAGTGGTCTCGTGCCGATGCAAGCAAGATTGGCTCATTCGCGAGTGGTCGGACCGGACGGGTGTCAATTTTCTCGGGTGTTGAATGGGATGGAACAGAGCGTGATAATTTTGTCGTCCATGCCCCTGAGGTAGCTCGCAACTATGGGGCTGGTCGTAAAAAGCTTACGGTGTCGATGGACGCGTTCATTTCTTTTTTGGGCTATTTCATCACCGAAGGCTCGACAAAGACGTCGAGTCGGGGCGACGTACGCTTGGCGCAGAACCCAGGTTCGGTGCTCGATACTATGCGCTCGACGTTGGCCGAGATGGGCCTCAAGTGGAAAGAGTACGGAGACAGGACGATTGCCTTGTGCGTGCGGCACATTGGGCTTTGGGAGTGGCTTAGGGCGCACGTCAAGACGCGATCAGAAGACGCGAAGATTCCGCGGTTCGTGTTCGACTTGTCGGCTCGCCAACTCAGGATTTTCTTTCATGCGATGATCGACGGGGACGGGCATACTGTTGAGAATTCCAAGTACCCGTCTTACCAGTACGTCACGACGAGTGCTCAACTTGCCGACGACATGCAGGAACTTGGTACGTTGCTAAGAATGGACGTCTCTCTGAAGACGGATCCGCCAAGAACGATTCGCAAGGGAGGGCGCTCCTATACCCAGGCACACCCGGTGCACCGACTTTGCCTTCGGCGTTCGAACAACAACGGCGTGAAGCCTGAGCAGGTGATACCGGAACCATACGAGGGGCGCGTCGTGTGCTTCAGCGTTCCGAACCGCACACTCATCACGCGCCTTGGTGGCAAGGTGCTCGCTTCCGGGAACTGCGACACCGAATCGATGCGCGGTGAAATTTTCCAGTATGACCAATGCCAGCAGGTTGACGATATCGAGGTGCCGTCGAACCTCAAGGTCTACATGGGCATCGACCTGGCGATTTCCACCAAGGAGACGGCGGACCTGTTTGCCATCGTTGTGGGCGGCATAGACGTCACCGACAACTGCTACGTTCTGGACTATTTCGAGGGACACCTGCGGTTCCACGAGCAGGCGTCGGCTATCCAGCGGCTCTACAAGCAGCACGATCCGATCAGGGCTGCCATCGAGACCAACGCCTATCAGGCGGCGCAGTACCAAAACCTAAAAGGCCAGAACGTCGACATGCGGCTCGTCGGCATCCACCAAGACAAAGACAAGGTAACAAGGGCGATGAAGCTCAGCGCGCGCTTCGAGGCTGGGCGCATGTACTTCCGCAAGAGCACGGCCAAGCTCATCGACCAACTTGTCGGATTCCCCGGACACCGCTACGATGACGGCTTCGACGCGCTGGACATGATGGTGAGGGTGAGCCAGCGGAGGCGCAGAAAGTCGCGGCGCACACAAACCCCCGGATTGATGTAGGAGGGTGCGATGCCAGAATCAGAGAAAGTGGTTCGCCTAGCAAAGACCGGGAAGGCGAGCAACGCGCGTACTCAGCGAGCGGTCAAAGCGATTGCGTTCGGAGTGGATCCCCGCGACGTCACGAAGGTCACGGTGACCGATGACTCCGAGCCCGGGCGCTCTAAGTCAACCACCGAGGACCCGTTCGACGCGCTGGCCAGTGACGGCAGGATCATCGAGCCACCGTTCGACATGCTGGCGCTTGCGATGCTGCCAGAGCGCAGCACCGAGCTACTCCCGGTGATCGAGGCCATGGAGATCAACATCGAGGGGTTCGGGCACCGGCTCGTCCCGCGCGTTGACCTGGACAAGCTCGACAACGGAGGCGGTGAGGCGTCCAAGGAAATGCGCGCCGCGGTGAACAAGGAGAAGACCAAGCTCACCAACTTCTTCGCCTATGCGTCCCTGCGGGATTCGTTCATTGCGCAGCGGAGAAAGCTCAGGCGCGATCTCGAATCCACTGGCAACGCATATTGGGAAGTGATCGAGAGTGCGGCAGGTGTGATCCATCAACTCGTTCACCTGCCGAGCTATCAGATGCGGCTCGGTGTCCTGGACGCCGAGCAGGTCAAGGTCCCTGTGCCGATCCTTGAGCTGCAAGAAGATGGCAGCGTGAAGGTCAAGGAAGTCGAGTCGTGGGAGCGGTTCCGGCCCTTTGTGCAGTCGCGCGCCATCCAGCGGCAGAACCTACAATTCTCCGGGGATCACCGTACGCGGTGGTTCAAGGAGTTTGGCGACCCCCGGACGTATGACAACAGGACCGGGATGGAGGTCAAAGGTGGCGATATTACCAAGCTGCCCGAGGTACATCGCGCTAACGCCATCATCCACTTCAAGCTTTACTCGCCGCGCGCGCCTTACGGGTTGCCTCGGTTCATCGGCAATCTGCTGAGCATCTTTGGCGACCGCGCGGCTGAGGAGATAAATTTTACCACGTTCCAGAACAACAACGTGCCGAGCATGATGCTGCTAGTGTCGAACGGGCAACTCACCGACGATAGCCTTGACCGGATCAAGGAACACTTCGAGGGGTTGCAGTCATCGGACAACCGCTCGACGCTTTTACTGATCGAGGGCGAGGGCGTGGAGCTAGTGGATGGCGGTGAGGACGGTGGGCAGATAAAGATCGAGGCGATCCCCATGGTGGATTCGCAGCACAACGACGCGCTCTTTCAGGCGTACTCGAAGAACAACCAAGAAAAGATCCGGCGCGCATTCCGAATGCCACCGATCCTCGTTGGAAAATGCCACTCAGAGGATACCGAGTACTTAACGGATCGCGGGTGGCTTCCGTACCGAGTTATCGAGGATGGAGCTAGGCTCGCAACGCTCAACCGGGAGACCGGAGGGCTTGAGTATCAGATCCCGACTGCACGTCACGAGTATGACCACGATGGCCCGCTTGTGCATCTTCGCAATCGCGGTGTCGATGCGCTCGTCACGTCGAACCACAATCTGTGGACACGGCCCACGACGGCAAGTACTCATTCGCCAAAGCCATGGCGGTTTGTCCGTGTAGACGAGCTTGCGCATTTGCGAGGAGGCAACGGCGGCTATGTGGAATTGCCGGTGTCGGCGGCGTGGGAAGGCGAGGACCGGCAGACATTCGATATCCCTGCCCCGGATAGGAAGAACGCTAGAGACCCTGGTAAGCTAACCAAGAACCCTATCCGCGATCTTGCTCGCTACGAATCCCGAGAAGGTAAGCGGACCGTCCCTATGTTGGCGTTCTTGCGATTCCTGGGCTACTTCGTGGCGGAGGGGAGTACGACAGAGACGCGGGGGCCGATAGTTTTGTCTCAGAACAGGGGCGAGATATCTGACGATATGATCGCCGTACTGCGAGAGATAGGGTTCGACCCCACAGTTGTCGAGTCGCGCCCGTCGCAGCTCAACATATCTGTCAGCCACCTTGGCCTGTGGACATGGCTAAGGGAGAACTGTGGCACCGGGAGCGACACTAAAAAGTTCCCGCGGTGGATGCTCGACTTGACTCCAGAGCTGATCGAGAATGCCTTGCGGTGCGCGGTGGCAAGTGACGGTCACGAGCCAGAACGCGGATCGCCCGGCGCGTTTGCCTACAGCACGACATCGAAGCAGCTTGCGGATCAGATACATGAGATCGGTCTACGTCTAGGGTATGCAGTTACGTCTCGGGTTGAGCATGGAGAGGGTCGTAAGCCGAAGTGGTGCTTGTACGCCCATGCAGGTCGACGACACCTACTGCATCCGATGCGGCAGGCCAAGTTAGTAGACTACCAAGGCAAGGTATCTTGCTTCACTGTTCCAAATGGGACGCTGGTTACCCGGCGTAATGGCCGGGTCCTGATAAGCGGGAACAGTGAGGACTACAACCGCAACGTCGCTGAGGCGAGCCGCAAGCTTGCCGACGAGCAGGTGTTCGCGCCTGAGCGTGAGGAGTTCGACGCCTTCATAAACCGGCGGCTGTTCCCGGTAATGAAGATCGTCTTTCACAAGTTCAAGTCCAACTCGCCCAACACCACGGACAACGCTGAGCTGGTCAAGCTGATCGCCAACTCCGAGAAGACCGGCGGTATGACGCCAAGGATCGCGCGTGGCATCCTTGAGGATATCCTCGGGATTGAGCTGCCACCGTTCCCGAAAGACTTTCCGCTCGACGTGCCGTTCTCACTGACGATGGCTGAGGCCGTCAAGAACATGGCCGACCCGACCGAGCCCGGGCAACAGGTCACCGCACTCAAGACGATAGACCTGATCACCAAGCTCACCGAGGGCACCGTGAGCGATGAGGAGGAGGGCGAGGCGATCAAGCTGGTGGCGATGGCGCAGCGGCATCTCGAAAAAAAGTTCCGCCAGATTCGTGACCAGCCTCCGAACCCGGAGTCCTGAGTTGTGCCCAAAGGGTTGGGGTACTATCACGACGCCTTGTCGCTCACCGACACGGTGCTCGCCAAGGCCCTCGGGCTGTCCGAGACAGCACAGATCGCCCGCATAGAATCGCGCTTGCGGGAGTTCATTCTCGCCGCGTGGGAGAAGCGCGCCGCCACTGCCATTGATCGGGGGACTGCTGTCGCTAGACGTGGCGGCAAAGCCAGCGCGGTTGAGTCTGCCGTCGAGCGGGCGATGCGTCCTTGGCAAAAGGATGCGACCCCGAAGATGACCAAGGCGGTCGAGGATATCTACCGGCTAGCCCGGACGGCTGGATGGAAAAAAGCAACCGGCCAGACGAAGGCGTCGCTCACCTACGATACGCCGAATCTCACGGAGATGCAGAAGGCGGCGCCGCGCGCTGGGTTCTCGGTCGAGCCGTCTTTTGACCTCATCGACGAGGACGCAATCGATGCGCTCAAGGGGCACCAAGTGCTCTGGGTGGGCGAGCACTACGACGAGAACATTTCCAAGGCCGTGGCCGACGCAGCACGGGAGGCAATCGTCGAGGCTGGCGATTCTCCTGTCGCGGCAGGTCGCCTCGTGAGAGAGACACTCGCTGCGGAGCTGAGCGCGTTCACCACTCCCGGCGGGTTCCACGGATCCGCGACGCAGTATTTCGAGGGCTTGGCATCCAATGCTGCAACGGTGTCCAGGGCGCACGGGCAACTGTCGTCTTTCATCCGTGTCGGCGCGACAACTTACGAAATAGTTAATCCTAGAGATCGACGCACTTGTCCTGTTTGCGCTCATATGGACGGTAAGATTTTCACGGTCGATCAGGGCGCGGCACAGATGGGCGCGGAGCTGGCGGCAAAGTCACCGGACGATATCAAGAAAGTGCATCCGTGGATCGGTGTGACGCGCATGAAGCAACTCGCGCCCACCAAAGGTGAGGCGCCCGCGGGGCAGGCGAGTAAGCTGGCGAAAGCTGGGTTCTCGATACCTCCATTTCATTTTCGCTGCCGTTGCGCGATTGATATTACCGAGGACGCCATTTTCTAGGATTCGGGACTTTCGCCGGCATCTGCCACTTGAACCCCCCGGGGGTTTAAGATACCAGTGGGATCTATGGGCCGGGTCCGCACAAGCCAAACCGCCGAGCGCGAGGTGCCGATCACCAAGGCCGCTGCACCGGCTGAGGTCGAGAAGGCGCCGCTAACGACCGCCCAGATCAACAAACTACCGGACGCCGCGTTCGCCATCATTCTGCCAGGTGGTGAGAAAGATGACGACAGCAAGACAGTCCCCCGGTCCTTGCGGGTGCTGCCCCATCACACCGGGGCCGTCAAGACGGGCAGCGAGCACACCACGCTTGACTTGCCCCGGCTGCGCAATGGCCTCGCGCGAATAAGCCAAACTGATCTGACGGATGCCCAGAGGTCCAAAGCTCAGGCCCACCTAGACCGCCACGCCGACGAGGTGCTGCCATCACGGGGCGGCAAGCCAGCCAAGAAGGTGATCACGTCGCCGTCGCTTGATAACGGGGGCAGGGCCAACCCCGCTCAGGTGGGCGGTTCCGGGCTTCTGGCCGACGAGCCGAGGGCAGAGCTGCCCCCGCTCAAGGATAGCTCAGGGGTGCCGACGCGCGGCGTGGTGGTGTCTCCGGCATCGTTGGCGAAGGCCATCCTGGACGGCGAGGCGACCATCATCGTCAAGGCGGTCAACCTGCCCATCGGCGGGCAGAGGCTCTTTCTCATGTCCGGGCGTGACCCCGTCGGGATCGTGACGCTTGGTAAGGCTCAGAAGGTCACGGCCAAGCAGCTTGCCGACCTTGAGCCCGAGCACCAAATAACCAAGTCCATGCGCTCGGATCTGTCCCGGACTCAAAAGGGCTGGAACCGTGCGCCGTTCTACGCCTATCCCGTGCTGAAAGCTGAGCGGGTGGCCAGCGTCTACGAGCCGGAGGACGACAAGAAGCCCAAGGCAAAGGCGTCGTCGGATCCCATTTCCAAGATCAAAAACGTCGCTAGCTACGACCCCAAGACGGCGAGCGACGCGGTACTGCGCGAGGACTTCCGCACCCTGCTTTCCTGGGCGGCGATGCACAAGGCGGACTCCGCTGGGTTCAAGCATGACGCCAAGACCCTCGACGGGCTGATGGCCAAGCTTCTCATCGACGCGGCCCGGCGCGGACCAAAGGTGGTGACGTTCAACCCGCTGAGGATGCGGGCTGATGCGCGGGCGTTCTTTACCCGGGTGGCGAACCGGGTGAAGTTGCCGGCGGTGATGCTCAAGCAATTCTCGCTGAGCAAGAACACCGACCCGGGCAGCTTGACCGATGCTGAGCTGACTGAGGCGCACGCCGTGCTCCATCGTATGCAGCGCGCCGAGACGTTTGTGCAGAAATCGGTCGAAGGCCGCAGTACCGAAAGCGTCACGAACATGCACGCGCTCATCGTTGACGAGATGAGCGTGCGCAAGATGGCGCACCCGCCCCCGCCCAGCGATGCCCTTGACGAGACCTCTGAGGAATTCGAGACCGCGAAAGCGATCACCCTCGCAGATATGCAGGACACGCTCGGTGACGTGGACGAGGAAGTTGAGAAGCGGGTCGCGCCGCTGTTCGGATCCGCCGGCGGTAAAAAATTCATGGCCAAGCTCTTGGTCAAGCTGATGCCTGAGCACAAGACATACGTCGAGGCGTTCGCAGGCGGGGGCGCGGTGTTCTGGGCGAAGGATCCGGTTGAGAACGAAGCCCTCAACGACATGAATCCTGACATCGCCTTCTCGTGGAAGTTCGCGCAGTCCGTTACCGACGAGAAGATCAAGCAGCTTGAGAAATACAACTGGCTCGCCTCCAGGCCCAACCGGGCGAAGGCTCAGAAGTTCGCGCCGAAGACCGACGTGGATCGGTTCTACAAGATCCGGTTCATCTCGTGGTCTGGGTTTTTCAATCTGCCGAACTGCCCCTTCAACCCTGAGCGCGAGGGGCAGTCCTTCAAGATCGTCAACCGCCTGCCCAAGGCGAAGGAGCGGTTGAATGGCGTAAAGATCACGAGCCAGGATTACGCCAAGGTCGTTGAGGCCAACGACAGCAAGGACACCTTCTTCTTCTTCGACCCACCTTACCCCGGGTACAAGCAAAACCTCGGCGAGAAAGATTTTGACGGGCAGCGGTTCGCCAACGTGCTCTCCAAGATCAAGGGGCGGTTCCTCGTCACCTACGGCCCGAAGTCAGACATAACGCCGTTCAAGAAATTTCAGATCCGCAAGGTCACGACGCTCACCGTCACACCGCGCGGCGGCATGGCGCCGAAGGTCACCATCCTGATCGCTAACTACGACCTGCCCAAGCGGATCACCAAGGGGCTCCCGAACGAGACCGCTGAGGCTGGCATCCACCTGCACAACCTTGAGCGTGAGAACAAGCGCACCAAGAAAGACGGCGCACACATTCACCTGTTCCTGATCGGCGATCAGGCGATCATCACCGAGGAGGACGGGGTCCACGAGCACGCGCTCACCAAGGAAGACGCCAACGACGTCACCGGGTCCGGTGAGCATCGCCATCTCGTCAAGCTGCCCGAAGCCCTGGCCAAGAAGCTGGGTGTCAAAGAGGGTGAGGTCACGACCGAGACCGACGGGAAGCACGATCACCAACTGCAAACGTCGTCGACAGCGTTCGACGGGCTGCACACTCACGTCCTGAAAATTGGCAGTGAGACGTTCAAGGCGTTGGAGCCGGGCGAGTTCTGGGTACACGATGGCAAGCCAGCCCAAGAGAGCGCACCGGATGCGCCGCCAGCGAGCAAGCTGGCTGAACTAGCGAAGGCGGACACCGCGGAACCGATCAGGGCGCGGGCTGAGCCAGACAACGACGGTGAGATGCTACTCCGCTCGGTGAGCAAAGCCGACAAGCAGGCGGACCCGTTCCTTGAGAATCCTGACGAGGACAAGACCTACCGCTACACCGTGCATAACCACTGGCGCGGCAAAGGGTTGCACGCGGACCTTCGTGTGGAGCTTCGCAACGGTAAGCTTCTGATCGGCTGGACCCTGAACACTCAGATCCCGGGCGCGGTCGATAAGCCGGTGACCACGCTCGCGGAGGCGCGCGCAGTGACGCCGCGAATGGGTGAGGTCAGCAAGATCGACTGGCGCGACGGCGATTGGGCGTTGCGGTCAAGGCCAGGTGCGGACAAACCTGTGCGCACCCTGATCAACTCGCAGCGCAAGGCGCCGCATCCGTTCCCATGGTTGGAGGTCGAAGGCGCCACCAAGCCCCCAGAGGAGGGCAAGCCTCCTCCGGTTGGCGGCACCCGTCAGTTCCCCGGGGTCTTCCATATCGTCGACGAGGGTGTGGTTGAGTACGGTGTTCAGAAGCCCATGCTGCACGAGTATTTTGTCCGCGGCAAGGCGATGAACTACCGGCTGCTCTTCCGCAAGCTACGGCTCGACAAGCTGGCCAAGGCGCGACACTCGTATCACCACTGCATGCGCTGTGAGAAGTCAGCGCCGAAGGTCGACGTGCTGTGGGCCGACGGGCGGGGCCGTGCATGGTTCTGCGCCAAGTGCCTCCCGCTTTGGAAAAAGAAGGTCGGCAAGATGGCTGAGGTCGTCGAGACCAAACAGATCATCGGCGGCAAGGCACCGGACAATTACAACGACGTCCACAAGGCGGCGGTGCCGTCGCTGTCTGGCGAGATTCACCCGGCCATGCTTGAGGTTATCAAGCAGCGGGTGCTCCCATCGTCGGATCCCCAGGGCGAGGCCGGTGTTACTGGCGACCCGACCTGGCTGGCAATCCAGCCGGACGACATGACCCCCAACGCTATTAGCGACAGCGCCGTCAAGGACGGGTTCGTTCCGCCGCTGGGCGTGTCTGCTTTGCCGAAAGCGGTCCGCTCTCAGGTGCCGGAGGAGTTCCGTTATTGGGATAAGCCGACGATGGCTGAGGCCAAGAAGACGCGCGATGCGTTGGTACAGGCGATGAAGGACGGCGACGTAAAGATCGACGTCGACGCGCCGTTCAAGGTGCGCAAAGCCGAGGATGTCGAGCAGCCTCCGGCCCCCGCCAGCGATAGCAATTCAGACGACAAGGAAGCGACGTCGTCCACTGAGAAGCGCGACGATGTGGACCTTCAGTTAGAAATTCCGATCCAGAAGCTTGACAAGGAACGTCGGCTTGTGACAGGAATCGTGCTTGAACCAGGGGAGGTTGATGCGCAGAAGGACACCATCTCAGCAGAGGTAATCGAGAAAGCCGCAGGCGACTTCCTAGCGAAATTTAATAGCGAGACCGAGCTGGGGTTCATGCACAAGAAGTTTGGCGACATCGGGATCGAGCTTCGTGAGTCCTACACGGCACCCCAGGCTATGAAGATCGGCGGACAGAAGGTGAAAAAAGGAACCTGGATAATGACGGTCAAGGTGGTCAGGGAGAAGTTGTGGGATGCGATCAAGGCCGGCGCGATCACGGGGTTCAGCATTGGTGGTGTAGCAACCACCCGGTCTAGTGGAGCGGCGTAGTGGCCACGCCGGCGGAGCTAAACGCAGCGCGTGAACTGGTAGACCTGAAAGTCAAAGAGGTTAGCGTGGTCGACAGGCCCGCGAACGAGAGAAAATTCCTTGTAGTCAAACGACGGGAGGTTCCTATGAGCAGCATATTCGACGGCGAGCATGGGTCGGAGGATGGCGTGGCCATCGTCAAAGTAGATGACGACGAGGAGACGGGCAAGGACAAGGGCAAGGCTGAGAAGGCCGTGTCCGACCTCGCCGCCTTCAAGAAAGCCATGAGCGACGCCGGCATCGAATCGGCGGACGCCAAGAAGGTGCTCGCCTCCCTGGAGGAAAAGTCCAAAGCTGCCAAGGCCAAGAAGCAGGAGGAGGACGAGGAGGAGGAGAAAAAGAAGGCCAAGGCCAAGGCTGAGGATGAGGCCAAAGGCAAGGGGAAGGGCAAGGCCGCCGATGATGAGGAGGACGACAAGGGGCCTCCTCTGTTCGGCAAGGGCAAGAAGGCTGAGAAAAACACCGTCTTCAAGATGTACGACGACGGCACCGTTGAGGTGTCCGGCGAGGTCACCAAGGGCCGCAGGATGACCGCCAAGCGCGTCGAAAAGATCCAACAGATGTTCGGCGAGATGGCGGTCCTGCTCAAGGAAGCCGACCCGGAGGTCTTCGAGAAGACCATCGCGGCCATCGCCAAGGGCGACCTGCCGCGCGACCCGGACCGGACGGATGTCGAGGTGCAGGCGCTGGAACTGGAAGGCGTGCGGCGCGCAATGGCCGGCAAGCCGCCGCGCAAGGTCGTCGTCGTGCCGAACAAGATCGTCAATGTCGTGGTCTAGTGTGGTG